GCGGGCGTCGATCGCCGAATGCGCGATCGCCGCCGTGTGGTTCGTGCAACCGGCGAGCGCGAGCGTGAGGATGGCGGCGGCGAGCTTCATGCTGGCTCCGGATCCGGAATTGCGGGCGGCTCGACGAATACGTCATTGGTTCGGTCGTAGGCGTAACCGGGACCGGGGTAGCAGCCTCGGATGCTGCCATCCGTCTTGCATTCGATCCATTCGCCGCCAAGGTTGTCGCGCACCCACGCGAGCGTCGGGGTCACAAGAACCTGCGTTACCGTGTCGTTGACAATTTGCGCTGCGTACTTGGTCATGTGGTCAGCGTCCCGCTAGAAGTGATGGTGTGCGTCGTGTAGCCGCCAGTGGTCACGGTCGACCAGGTGCCGGTGTAGGCAATGCCAGCGATTGCGGTTCCCGCGTAGCGGATCACCACCACGCCGGAACCACCATTGCCGCCAGTACCGCCATTGGTTGGATAGTTCGTGCCAGCCCCACCGCCGCCGCCGCCCGTATTGACGGTGCCATCCGTGCCGTTGGCGCCGGTGGTCTTTCCACCAGCTCCACCGCCGCCAGAGCCACCAGCGCCCGCGACGCTGTTGGTACTTCCACCGCCGCCGCCGCCCGCGTACGTCGATCCAAAGTAGGTCGCACCCGCGCCGCCGTTTGCCGTTCCGGTACCGCCATCGGTACCGACGGCACCACCGCCACCGCCGCCACCGCCGCGGTACGGAGATGCGTTCACGCCGTAACTACCGCCGTTGTAGCCCTGGGATCCGGTACCGCCGACGCCGAGGAATCCGTTGGCGCCGCCACCGCATCCGCCATTCAAACCATCAACTACGTTGTTTGCGCCACCGCCGCCGCCGCCCGATGCGGTAATTGACAGGACGGAAATGGTGGTGTTGTTTCCGACCGAACCGCGCACTCCACTTCCAGCGCCCGCACCACCACCACCAATGGAAACCACGTACGACGCCCCTGAAGGAATGCTTGCCGTGGTGTAGACGATTCCGCCGCCGCCACCGCCGCCGGATGCGAACGATGAGAACGACGCGCCGCCGCCGCCGCCGCCTCCGGCTACGGCAAGAATCTCGGCAGACGTTCCTGCTCCGGCCACCATTGCCTTACGCATCATGTTCTGAATCACGGGAGCACCTCGTTGGTCGTGCGGAGATCAATCGTCGCGATATGCAGGTTCTCGCTGCCGGTGTTCGGATCCGCGTACAGCACGATGCGGCCCCAGGCGTTGGCGTTAAAGGTCGCCGTCTGCACGGCGGTGAGCGAGAAGCCAGCCGTGCCACCGCCCGCGCTGATTACCGTGCCGGTAAACGTCGTGCTGACGCTCGCCACGTCCACGCGCATCTTTGGCGTGAACCCAGTCCACGAGAAGTTCTGCCCGGACTCGGTATGCGCGTGGATGTTGAGCTCGAACACTTCGCCTGGCACCATCACCTGCGGATCGATTCCGGTCGCGAGCTGGAGGTTGTTGTCGCCAATTGCCATTAGGTGCACCTGATTGGGTTCGGTCGGTCAAAGTACGCAAACGCCCCGCCAGCGGTGTTGTAGGCCACGTGCACCTCGACCTTGGCGTTCAGTTCCGAAGTCGTCCAAGCGCCGGACGTGTACCGGCTGCCGACGGGTCCGATGGTGGACGGCGGGCTGGTGATGTCCATCCCATCGACCAGCGTGGAGGTGTTGTGCCATTCCCGGAGGTTGACGCAGTTCGTGTAGTCGAACGTGTAATCCCTGGGCACGGTGACGCCGGAGCCGGTGAGCGGCGTCGGGTGCCAGATCTTGATCGTGTACGTCCAGCGGTTGGACGCGCCGCTGATCAACGCCGCCGACACGATCTCGCACAACGCCGACGGCGAGTACTGCGGGGCGTTGACGTTTGCCGTCGCCCACATGATGCCGTCCATGTTCGCGACGACGGTGCTTGCGCTCTGCGTCCAATCGCGCAGCACCACGCGGTTCGCGCCGCCTGGCAATCCCTGCGTGAAGTTGGGAACGTTGTAGGCCATTAGGGGAAGGCGGGGACCGGGCTCGTCAATTCGGAGAGCTGCTGGGCCGTGAGGACGCTCGAAATGGCGCTCTTGGTCGGGTACTTCTGCATCCAGCCGATCTTGTCAGCCTGGAGGACGGTCACCCCCAGGACGCTCGTACCGCTGGTGCATTGCGGCATTCCGGTCGGCAGAGGAATGCCAAACTGCTCAAGGTGCCCCCAAGCGTCCCACACGAAATTGTGCTGAATCTTGTACCACTCCTGGAGCGGCGCGGCTTGGAAGCCGCGGTAGAGCATCTGTCCGACCGCAGCGCCGAGGAATGCGGCGCTGTTGCGCTGGCCGACATAGCCGGACCACGTGGCCCACGGCGGCTCGCCCTGACCGGAATTTGCCGTTCGATCCCAAAGCACCTCTACCGTGATGTTCTGCTGCGGCACTTCGTAGGTGCGCGGGTTGCCGCGAAGGTCGACCTTGCTGCCGCCGATGTCGCTAGACACGGGCCACGCCGCGTCGAAATCGGTCGGGAACGACGCGCCCATGCGCCACATTTGCGCCTGACGGATCGAACTCGACCGCGTCACCTGGCAGTAGCCGAAGTCACCCGTCGGGCCAAACGAGCCGAAACGGCACGTCACCCGGAACACGTAGGTGCCCTCGCGCACCGGCGAGCTCTCGACCGATCGGCAGACGTACGTCTTGAGGAAGCTGTCGCTGCCGTAGACGGCGGCGGGCAGTCGCTGGCGCACCAGCGGGATGCCGCTTGTGAATATGCCGCTGTCGCCCGGGTACGTGTCCACGCCGCTCGCTGGCGTCCAAGTCACCTGATAGACCAGGTCGACCGAATGCTCGTTGCCCGGCGAGCTGCGCCCGTAGATCCGGCTGTCCGCCACCTCGATGTATGACCACGTGCCCATTACGGTTGCCCCCTCATCCATCCAGAGAACTTGCCAAGCATGTTGCGGATCTCGTCAAGCGTGGTGGACCCGGCGCCTTGGAGGCCAACGTCGAGACCTTCGTTCATTGCCGCCTGTCCACCAGCCGAAATGCCTTGAATGTTTGCGATGCCCTGCCCAATGGCGGCGCCGTTCGCCACGATGTTCGCGGCCTCGCGGTTTGCGATGATGTCCTGATTCTTGATCCCTTGGATGACGCCCGGTGCCAGCGCGTCGGCGATGCGCTTGTTCCTGGCGTACTTCTCGATCTCCGACTGCGTTGCAGCATTTGCTGCATCCACGTTGAAGGTGGTCGTGATCTTGGTCAGGTCATCGGCCCGCTTGTCCAGGGCGGTGACGGCGGATCGGATGGCACCAAACGCAACCTGCCCGGCGTCGATGGTTGCGCTAATGCCGCTCGCCAGCGCCGCCTTCGCGCTGGTGGCGTTGAGCTTCTGCAGCTCGCGGTTGGCCGCCGCGACGCCCTTCACGACGCCGGACGGGTCGACCTCGGCCCGGATCACTGCTTTCATCGACTTGTCAGCCACGGCCCACCTCCCTCGCGAACTCGTCCAAGCCGGACCGCACCCACGGCATGAACTCGTGCGGGCGCTTCCCGGTCAGGGTGCAAGCAATTACCCCGAGAAGGTGCTCGCACCGTTCCTCCGTGGTCATCTCCAGCCGTGCCAGGGCGACGGGCATCATCATGCGTTGCTCCGGGCTGGCGATTCTCCAGAGCCGGCGGGTGCCGGCTCCGTAGGGCGTGGCCGGTTGACCTCCTCCAGGAGCCGCCCAGCCACGTCCGCACGGACCGCGCCGAGGTCGGCGTTGGACGCCACGAACGGCGATCCGTCTGGGCAAGAGATGCAGGATCCCCACCAGTATGGATCGACCTGGGACCGGGTGTAGTCGGCGAGCGTCGGCTCGCGGAACACCACCGGACCGACGCCGTCAATCTCGACGGTGCGCTGCCGGGCGGCGATCTTGGAGAGGTCGAATGGCATCAGGCTTCTTCGAGGGTGAGGGACCACATGCCCGGGCCGGTGCCGTCGTCGGAACGGGACGCCGAGGTCAGGTGCCCGGTGATGGTGTAGGCAATGGACCCCTGGTCGGTGAACGACAACGCGACGCTTCGTCCGGTTGCTTCTGCAAGTGTGGTCGGGAACATATGCAGCCGCAGCGCGTCGTCCGTGCTGCTGTTCTGCGCCATCATGTCGAAGGTCGCCGTTCGACGGACGCGGCCCGGCGCTCGCTTCTCGCGGAAGTCGGATAGCTGCGTGGTGTCGATGCTGGCGCGCTCAAAGTTGATCGAGATGTTGCGGACGGGAAACGACGCGGCCGAGCTGCTCTGGAAATTGAGCGTGACCGAGCCACCGTAACCTGCGATGAGTGCCATATCAATCCTCCTGGACGAGCAGCGTCATGCTGATCGTGCCGATTCGTTCTGCATCCTGCTGACCATCGTCGGGCGTTTCTCCGGTGAACGCCACCGAGAACGAGGAGATGACGAGCGAGCAGCTGTAAGTCGTGTAGTTAACTGGTCCCGACTGCCATTCAGTCATCACGGCGTCGACCATTTGGGTCACCGTTTCCACGGTGTCGGCGACACACGCCACCTCTACCTCGATGGTCCAATGCTGCAATCCAGCCGTGACACCAGCCATCCGCATGGCACATTCCGCGCTGTTGAGCTCGTAGACGATGCAAGGCGTGGGAGTTCCTGCATTGCGCATCCCGACGGACACTTCGTAACCCAAGCCGTTCAAGCTTTGCCTGATTGCTCGATGGATGTTCTCAAGAGACATTGCGACCTCCGAGAGCAAGCGCCGCAAGGCGCAGTAGTTCCGTCTGTAGAGCCGTTCCAAGCTGACCCACGCGCCCGGTCGCCCAGGTGTGGCTGCGCTTGCTACCGGAAATGAACTGGCCGCTCGCTTTGTGCTTGAAACCGTTCTCAAGCAAATGCCAGATGCGCTGGCGACCCTTTGCACGTGCCCCGCCCTTGCGTCCGTACTGGACGCCGACCACGATGCTGATCGGCGATCCGGGGCCAGCGGTGCGCTTCGGCGGCAGCAACTTTGTCGCCGAGGAAATGGCCCGCCGATGGATCGGCTTCCCGCGATACGGCGCAGAGCGCCAAATCTGCCGAAGTTCTTTCACCGCTGGTTGGAACACCTTGCGGATCGCTTTTTTCCGAATCGACTCGTTCAGCTTCATCGGAAGCGCCGCCATCGTCTTTCGGACCTCGGCGGAATCGACGGTGATCTTGACGGCAGTACTCACGGCAGCACCTCCGTCGCTTCGATCTCAAGACGCCGACGGCGCTGGTCGCGGTCCCAACAGGCCCGCACGTTGAACGTGCGCTCCGTGCCGCGGTCGTTCCAAAGCAGCCGGCTACGGGTGTTTACCGACGGATGGAAGCTCGCGAGGATGCGCCAATCGGTGCGAATCGCCGGGCCTCGATCGTCGATCGTCTCGTTTGTCGATGCCACCTCGATATGGCAATGCAGCACGGCGACATTCACCCACGACTCCGACGCCTGGCCGAAGTCATCGACCGTGCGAACCGGGTTCTGCGCCGTCATGGCGAGCCGCAGCATTCCGGATGGGACGTGTCCAGGCATCAGCCAATGCCCTTCCCCATCATGCCGCACACGCGATCCCAGTAGTCGCTCGGGAGCGCCACCGTGTCATCGCCGCGGCTCGCGACGTGCTGCGTCACGCGCTGGAGAAGCGCCATTTCGAGCAGCGGGTTGAGCGTGTTCGTGCCAGCGGAAACGGTGAGGATGGCCGGGTACTCGGTCCCCTCCGGCATTGTGGCGTAGTGGATGCCGTTGATAATCACCATGGACAGCGTGAGAACGTCATCCCCATTGTCGTAAGTGACGGCGGTGGCGGGCTGGCGCTCCAAACGCACCAGCAGTTCCTCATTCGTCGGCTCCGACGCCACATACTGCGTACGCGTGACCGGATCGACGCACCAGCCGGTGCGCTCCTCCAGCTCGCGCTTGGCGGCTTCCCATGCAATCTGGATCGCCGGATCGTCCTCGTTCGAGGAGAGCCGGGCCCAATTGCGGAACTTGGAAATGTCAATCGGCACGGACTACCTCGCAGCCAGGTGGCGCCCCCGAAGGAGCGCCACCTGTCCGATGAGAGGATGAGGATCAGTTGTTCGTGACCTGGAGCTGCACCAGCGACTTCACGCGGGTGAACTGGCTGTTGGCGAACATCATGCCCTGGAAGATGACGCGAGCCGAGGACATCGCGGTGATCTCGTCGCGGATCATGCCGATGCCGCCCCACTCGCGGATGGCGAAGCCGTCCGAGATGTTGCCGAGCACGGCCAGGCAGTTCTTGCCCGTCGTGCCGGTGGCGATGTGCGCCGGGAGGTACTCGGTCACGTAGACCGGGAGGCCCATCAGGGTGAAGCCAGCGCCAGCCTGGCCGACGGCGTCCGCGCTCGGGATGAAGAGCGGCACGTTGTTGACCGTCAGCGTGGCGATGGTCGCGTACACGTCCTGCGGGATGATCCACGCGGAGGAGCCCCAGTACGCAGCGGGGAGCTTCTCGTAGCGCATCTCGCGCAGCTTCGCCAGCGTCGCACCGGCGG